GGTAACAAGGACGTTGTCGCTGCGGCCCGCAAGATGCGGAAGTCCGGTGGCAAGGCCATGAAGGACATGGGCAAGATGGGTGGCAAGATGGCCGCCATGCGCGCTGACCGCAAGGCTCGCAAGTCTGGCGGCATGTGTTCGTCGGATTGGTCTGCGGCTCAGGGCGAAGGCCAGAAGCCGCGCGGCTAAACGGTTCTGTGCAGCCGGTGGCCCTCCCTGTCGGCTGTTCAGAAATCCCGTGGTTGGGGATTGGGGCGGGGTGTTATCTGGCATCCCGTCCCTTTTTTTAGGAGACGGCAATGGTTAATTTGTCTGTTGGTCGCGGTGAAAAGCTCCCCAAGTCAAAAGGCGCTGGCCTGACTGAGAAGGGCCGCGCCAAGTATAATCGTGAAACTGGGTCAGATTTGAAGCGACCACAGCCTGAAGGCGGCTCCCGCAAGGATAGTTTCTGCGCTAGGATGGAACCTATTGCGAGCAAGGCTGGACCGGATAGCCGCGCGGCGGCATCGCTACGGAGATGGAAATGTCCATGAAGCCTATTTGGGACAAGCAACTCCCCAAGGAACATAAGTCCAAGCCAATGAAGGCTCACCAGATCAAGCAGGCGAAGGCACAGGCACGCGCTGCTGGACGGCCTTACCCAAATGCGGTAGACAATATCTCAGTGTCCCGCGCGAACAAGAAGGGTTAACTTATGCAGCCTATCGTAAAAACAGTTGGGCCTCTTGCTACGGCGAGCGCCAATAGTATCGCCCTTTCCCAGACCCCCGCTGGCGCTGGCGCACTGACCATTAACGGGGCATTGGCCTCTGATGGTGTTGCGACAATCGCCGTACCCGCCCGCATCACGATTGCGTCTGCTGGCAATGACAGCGGCAAGACATTCGTGGTGGTTGGAACAGATCATGCTGGGAACAGCATAACGGAGACAATCACTGGTCCAAATGCGACTTCGGTTACATCTGTCCTTACTTACAAGACGGTTAACAGCGTCACTATTTCTGCGGCGGCTGCTGGTGCAATCACTGTCGGCAATTCCCAGTCTGGCTCTTCTCCTGCCATTGCCCTTGATCCGTGGGCTTTCCCACAGGTTGCCATTCAGTGCAGCGTGACGGGGACGGTGAACTACACGGTACAGCAGACGCTGGATAATCCGAACGATCCTGTAAACCCGATTGCGCGGACCAGTATGCAGTGGGTTGATCACCCAGATACGAACCTTGTGGCGGCCACTGCTACGAAGCAGGGCAACTATGGATACGCCCCTCTGTTCATGCGCTTGGTGATCAATAGCGGCTCTGGAAGCGTCCGCATGACTGTAATTCAGGCCAATGTAGTGTCTGCATAGGGATTGCAATGGCGGGGCTTTACACAGGCGCTACAGGTCTATGGGGTGGTTTTGCAGGGCTTTTGTTTGGAAGCACCAGCCTGTCCACTCCTCCGGGCCTTCTGGCGGATGTTAATCCCTCACCCGGCCCCACTGGAAACGGGCTTGTATGGGACGCAGGAAACTATTTAATCTGGGGCGCAGGCAACTATCTCACTTGGGGAGCATAATACATGGCCGACATTGATCTGAAGACACTGACACCCGACACCTCCCTACCCACGACAGGCTTCCTGTTTGGCGCGGATAGTCAGGCGGCTGTATCGCCAAGCGTGTTTACCACGCAGGCGGTTGCGACCACGCTACTTGGCTCCACGACACTCTCAGGTGCGACCATCACCGCTGATGCCCCCGTGCTGAATTTGGCGCAGACATGGAACAACGCTGCGGTGACGTTCACGGGGCTGAAGTTTAACGTCCCGACTGATACGTCTGCCTCCGCCTCGCTGCTGATGGACTTGCAAAAAGGCAGTGTTAGCCAATTTAGCGTATCTAAAAGCGGAGTAGTTAATGCTACGGGCAGCATTACTGGCGCTGGAATTTCTGCAACATCAGGCGGCAGCGGTGTTATTCAATTGTCTAGCACTTCTACCTATGGAACCCACATGGCCCGCGACTATGTGGTATCATGGGGAAACAACGCCACACTTAACGGTTCCCTTGATCTTATCTTTGGCCGCCGCGCCGCAGCCAACCTCCGCTTCGGCGCTGCTGACGCTGCCGCACCCGTAGCCCAGACGCTCTCCGTCCAGTCGGTTGTTGCTGGCACCACTAACACCGCTGGCACAGCCCTTACGATCACCGGAAGCCAAGGTACTGGCACTGGCGCTGGCGGCACCATCATCTTCCAAGTTGCTCCGGCTGGTTCGTCTGGATCAGCGCAGAATGCGCTGGCTACGGCGCTGACGATTAACGCGGATAAAAGTGCAACCTTTGGCAGCGGCGTAACTGTCCTAAATACAAGTGGCGGAAGCGTACTCCAGGTTAGCAATAATACTGGTTTTGGATACCACATGGCAAAAGATTATCCTGTGTCATGGGGTAGCAGCGCTACGCTTGACGGCACAGTTGATGTTCTTCTTCGCCGCGACGCCGCCAACACCCTCGCGCTGCGGAATGGTACGGCGGCGCAGACGTTCCGGGTTTACAATACCTACGACGGCACCAACGATGAACGTGGTTTCATCAAGTGGGTTAGCAACGTCCTCCAGATCGGCACCGACAAGACGGGAACCGGGACGGCACGGGCGCTGGAGTTCCAGACGGACGGAACGACAAGGCTTTCGTTCAGCGCGGATAGTTCACTATGTACCGTTAGCAGTACAAATCTTGTAACAGGTTCTCAAATACGGTTAGGCAACGCTACAAAAATAACTAATTCATCTAACGGTGTTTTTAGAGTAACCGACAGTACTGAGGCCGATTTTGGCCGACTTCAGTTTGGTGGCACCACCTCATCCTTCCCCGCCCTCAAGCGCAACGGCGCTGGCATTGATGTAGTCGGCGCTGACGGCACCAATGTCTCGTTCGTTCGCGTTCCCGGTGTTGCCGTTGCCAGCCTTCCTTCCGCTGCAACGGCTGGCGTTGGCGCACTTTCGTTCGTAACTGACGCTAACATGACCATGACGCTTGGCATCGGAACCGTTGTTGCTGGCGGCGGCGCAAACAAAGTTCCCGTCTACTCAGACGGCACAAACTGGCTTATCGGATAAGGAAACAACATGATCACCCTCACCCTAGACCAGAACGAACTACAGGCACTCGCAGGGCTGCTTGATGCAGGCGTAAAGGCCACCGGGCTACAGTCCGTGAAGCTGGCTGCAAGCCTCCTCACCAAGCTGGAAGCCGCCGTGGCTGAAGCAAACGCACCGAAGTCCAACGTGACGCCAGACTTCAAGGGCGTTCCGCTCAACGCAATTGAACCGCAGGAAACTGAATAATGGCCCTTGTTAATTACGGGGTTGTCAGCCCCTCCCTGACGCTGACCGTCCAGATGGAACTGTCTGACGCCGACAGCGAGCGCATCGTGGCGTATCTCATGGCCGCAACGCCCTACGGCACTGTCACTGAGAATGTCGTGGATGGCGACACTCAGTCGTGGGTCACGCGCCCCGCCACCCCGGAAGAGGCTGTCACGGCATACGCTGAAAGCGTAATGAACAGCGTCCTCCAGCAGGCTTACCAGTGGGATCAGTCTCAGGCTGCCGCAGAAGCTGCCGCCAATGTGCCGCCGATCACGCCGATCCAGCCGCCTGCGCCCGTTCCGCCTTCCCCCTGACGGAATTGGCGGTATAATGCCGCCATTCACCTTGTGAGGCAAAATGACAACTAGCGGAACGTACTCTTACAATCCGTCGATAGGCGAAACGATTTTATATTCGTTCAACCTTTGCCAAATCAGGTCCACCTCCATCGCGCAGGAGCATCTTAATTCTGCGCGTCAGGCGATGAACATGATGTTGTCGCGCTGGAGCAACATGGGTGTTAACTTGTGGAAGGTGGATACAGTAACCATCACGCTTCAGGCGGGTGTTTCTACCTACTCTGTTCCCGCTGACACAGTCATGATCCTTGATATGTACGCCCGCACTCCCAGCGGCACGACGAACACGGATCGCATCATGATGCCGGTTAGCCGCACGGAATACGCCAGCTACCCAAACAAGCTCCAGCAGGGCTTCCCTACTGTGTTCTGGTTCGACCGCCTTATCAGCCCCACGGTAACAATCTGGCCTATTCCTGATGGCTCTGGCAACCCGACAACGATCACATACTACCGTGTTACACAGGTTCAGGACGCCAACCTTCCGGGCGGCGAGACGATTGACGTTCCGTATCGCTGGCTGGACGCATTTGCCAATGGCCTTGCTTATTACCTTGCCCGCATCTGGCAACCTCAGTTGGTCGGCCAGTTGAAGCAAGAGGCTGATGAGGCGTACATGATCGCCGCCAATCAGGATACGGAGAACGTGTCAGTCTTTATTTCACCCATGATCGGCGGCTATTTTCGGTGAAAACGTGACAAAGAAGAAGCCCGCATTGCTCTATGTGATTACCAACGTCCTGAACGGTTACAGGTATGTTGGCATCACAACGCGCATTGACGTTCGCAAGCGGTTTAATGAGCATTTTTATCAAGCCAAGCAAAATATTGACGAAGGAAGATTTCATAGGGCTATGCGAAAGTACCCCAAAGATGTCTTTTCTGTTTTCGTAATAGCGTATTATTTTGACGTTGAAGACGCAAAATCCGCAGAAATTCAGTACATTTCTGAAAACAAACCTGAATACAATTCAACGCTTGGCGGCGATGGCAGGCTTGGCGGTACTATGTCAAAGGAAGCCATAGAGAAAATTAAAAAAGTACATAGGGGCAATAAATACCGCCTTGGGAAAACTCACTCTGAAGATGTTAAGCGTAGGCTTTCAGAGCTTGGTCACAAAAACATAGAAAAATTTCAAGTTTTCCAACACCTTGGGCCAAAATCTCTTCAAAAGCGCGTTCGGTGTGTAGAAACTGGCGAGGAATGGGGGAGCATTAAAGAAGCCGCTCTTGCGAAGGGTATTGCCCGCAGTTCTATTGCGGAATTATGCTTAAAGAGGTCTTGGCGCAAAACCGCTGGAGGATTGCGGTTTGAATTTGTGGGGGTTGAGAATGCGTCCACACGGTAGAGCAAAGGTAAGCACGCGGAACCCGGAAAGCTTCGGAATCTGCGATAATTGTTCGTTTTTATACAATTTGAATGAATTACGCTGGCAGATGGAGTGGGCGGGCAATAAGCTTGTCAACCTTCGCCAGCTTGTGTGCCGCCGCTGCAACGACATCCCGCAGACCCAGCTTCGGGCGATCATTCTTCCTGCTGATCCCATGCCGGTCATGAACCCGCGTCCTCAGAATTATCTGGTGGCGGAAACAAACTATCGCACGACATCAGGTCAGGATACAGTTGATCCCCGCACGGGCATTCCAATCCCCGGCGTGACGATGCGCATTACTGAGAACGACGATAACCGCGTCACTCAGCAGACCGGCGAACCTCCGGGCGGCCTTAACAAGAGGCCGGGAACTGACCCGAATGCTCCGGGAAATGACGATCCGGGTCTGCCCTATGACAACACAACCGTACCGCTTACGGGTCCGTTGTCTCCTCCATTTGTTGTTGTATATGATCTGGTAGACAACAACGGGAATAATTTCGTAACTTCTACCGGGCAAATTATTATTCTAACCACCACGATACCTGAGTGAGGAAGTAAATGGCTGAGATTCAAATTCAAGATTTGCCGACAGCATTAACTCCGCTTGGTGCGAACGATGTGCTTCCTGTCGTTCAGTCTGGAATTACCAGAAGCGTATCTATTTCTTCCGGCGCGTTTGCTTTGACTGACAAGCCGAATGTATTCACCAGCACGCAGACCCTCAACGGCGCAGACATGCTCCTGAACTCAAACAGCGATTACTCGCCGCAAACGCAGCTAACGCACGCTGGCGCAACTGCTGGCTCTGGTGCTTATTCCATCCTCAACAGGGCGCGTGGCACATACGCCTCACCGACAATCGTTGCGTCTGGCGACCAGCTAGGCAATGTGCTGTTCCAAGGCTACGATGGGTCGGCGTACCGTTCCGCTGCCTCTATTGAAGCTCAGGTAGATGGCACCCCCGGCGCAAGCGACATGCCGGGGCGTCTTACGTTCAAGACCACGCCGGATGGCAGCACAATCGCCACGGAGCGCATGCGAATAACCAGCGCAGGCTATGTCGGTATCGGCGTTACCCCTATTGTCACCCTCGACATGGTAGGCGAAACATTGATCCGTGGCGCTGCTGCTGCTGGTTCCATTCTCAGGGTCACACCTGACGCTACTGGTTCTAATGGCGTTATTCTGGATACCTCGTTTATCACGGGCGGCGCTGGCCCGCTTATCTTCAAGATGGCGTCAACTGAGCGCATGCGAATAACCAGCGCAGGCGATGTCGGGATCGGTACATCAAGCCCCAGTTTCAAACTGGATGTCAGCGGAAACTCGCCCTCTGTTGCAACAGTTGCCCGCGTCTACAATGGTGATGCTTCTGCCACTGCGTACGCTGGATTGCAGACCGGCACCGGAAGCGGCTTGGCGTTGCAGATGTATGCCTACAACGGCATCGGTCATGTAGGTACGACTTCAAGTAATCCGTTGGTGTTCCTGTCCAACAACACCGAACGCATGCGGATCGACGCTAGCGGAAATGCGCTTATTGGCTACACAACTTCCAACGGAGCATACAAGCTTCAGGTTAACTCGCAAATCTTTGCAACCTCTGCCACGATTGCAACTTCTGATGGAAGCTACAAGGAAGACATAACGCCCCTTGATGGCGCGCTTGACCTTGTATCCGCCCTGAACCCTGTTCAGTTCTCTTGGAAAGAACACCCGGTCCATAACTTTGACCGCGCGCAGCCGACAGTTGGCTTCATCGCGCAAGAGGTTCAGCAGGCTCTGGCGGACACTCCCTACCTTAACTCAATTGTGAAGGCGAACACCTGTACAATTGAGCCTGAAGAACTGGACGATGAGGGCAATGTAACAAAGCCTGCCGTAACTGAAGAGTTCCTTGGTATCGCAGAGGGCAACATGATTGCGCTCCTGACCAAAGCTATTCAGGAATTGAAGGCTGAGTTTGATGCTTACAAAGCAAGTCATCCGTGATAAGTTTCTTGACGCGCGGATGCTATATTTGCGATTTTGCCATAGCGCGCACCGAAGATAAGCTGGCGGAGAGTTAACGTGTCCTCAATCCAAATCCCAAATCTGCCAGCAGCAACGTCACTAAACGGCTCCGAACAACTTGAAATTGTACAGGCTGGGACATCAGTCCGCACGACCACTGGGCAGATCGCGGGGCTTCAGGCGGGTCCGACTGGCGTCACAGGTCCGCAGGGCTTGACAGGTCCGACAGGCCCCACAGGCCCCACGGGCAATATAGGTGTCACGGGCGCGACAGGTCTGGGCGGCCCCACGGGCGTCACTGGCTCAACAGGCCCGACAGGCCCCACTGGTCCGACAGGCGTCACGGGAGCAACGGGTCCAAGTGGTGCGACCGGACCTATGGCCTCTGGACTTAATTATTTAGGAACTGTTTCGACAGTTAGTAATTTGCCGGGTTATCCTAATTCTTATACTGGAAATTTGGGTAACGCATATGTAACTCTTGACACTCAGCACCTTTGGGGATGGAATGGTTCATCTTGGGTAGATAATGGGCCGGTTGTTGTAACATTTGGGAACGTACTGATTTGGGGTACTTAGGATAAAAGTATTATTTAAGATTGCTAGGAGGGGGGATGATATTTCACATTTGCGCTTTGCCGCACACTCAAACTACGATTGATTATGCATCCTGTGCATACACCGCCAAGGTAATTGGCTTCTGCCGCATGATGAAAGATCGCGGACGTACGGTCTTTCTGTACGGTGGCGAAGAGAACCAAGCCCCATGCGATGAGCATATCGCGTGTGTCTCTGAGGCTGACCGGGCGGCGCATGTTGGTGATAAGCACTTCACATCAGCCAGCTTCGATTACAATCTGCCGTTCTGGGTTAACGCAAACGCTAGGATGGCGGCTGAAATAGCCAAACGCGCTGAGAAGACAGACTTTGTGTGTGTCATTGGCGGCTATGCCCAGAAGCAAATTGCTGATGCCCTGCCGAACATGATGGCTGTTGAGTTTGGCGTGGGCTACGGCGGCACCTTCTCCAAGTACCGCGTGTTTGAGAGCTACGCATGGATGCACACATGCTACGGGGCGGCAACGATGGGCAAGCCCCACGATGCTGACGGTAGCTGGTGGGACGCTGTAATTCCGGGCTACCTAGACCCCGCCATGTTCCCCTTCAGTGCGGAGAAGGAAGACTACTACCTCTTCATTGGCCGCCTAGTGGATCGCAAGGGCTACAGGATCGCGGCGGATGTTTGCTTCGACCTTGGCAAGAAGCTTGTTGTTGCCGGTCAGGGTACGCCGCCTGTGGGCTGCGAGTATGTCGGCGTAGTGGGGCCGGAAGAGCGTGGCAGGCTGATGTCCCGCGCCAAGGCGGTATTTGTACCTACTATTTATGTTGAGCCATTCGGCAATGTTAACGTGGAAGCGCAAGCATGCGGCACGCCAGTTATCACGACTGACTGGGGCGCGTTTACGGAGACGGTCATAGATGGTGTTACTGGCTTCAGGTGCCGCACGTTTGGTGAGTTTAAGCGGGCGGCCCAAAATGCCGGAAAGCTGAACCCGCATCTTATCCGCGAGCGTGCCGTGAGCCTGTACACTCTGGATGTGATTGGCAAGAAATACGAAGAGTACTTTGAGCGGCTTTTACATTTGTGGGACAAGGGCTGGTATGAGGGAAGGGAATTTGGGGGCTAATGGACCCTTTTCTTTGACGATAAATTGATATAGAAAATGCCGGTAGGGCAGCTAAACTCTGCGATGTTAACACAATAAATTGTGGATTGCGCAATGGCACAAATAGCAGGGCAGGAACAGTGGCACCTTGATAAGAGGGTTCCAATCGGAATCATCTTTGCCCTTCTTGTTCAGACAATTACATTTTTCACCATTGCCGCCGCATGGAAAACGTCTGTTGACGGTCGGATCGACAGACTGGAGGAAATCGCTGTTGACAGCACGAAACAGGGTGACCGCATCCTCATCCTTGAACAGAAGTTTAATTATATAGTTGATAGCTTGGCCCGCATTGAAAAAAAGCTAGACATCGTTGAGGGCGAGAAAATCAAATGAACCTCCCCGCGCAGTACAAGTGGCTTTCAAAAGAGCCGGGTCCGCGCATCCTTACGGAGGGTCTTAAGACCTACGGGACCATTGAGACGCCGGGTTCTGGCAACAATCCCAGCATTCTCCAGTGGGCCAAGGATGTTGGCCTGAGCCGGGTTTACAAGGAAGATGCCACCGCGTGGTGCGGTCTGTGGATGGCTTACGTTGCCCTTCAGGCTGGATGGGAGCCGCCTCTTAATCCGCTGTGGGCGCGCAATTGGCTTAACTTTGGAACCCCGCAGAAAAAGGCGGGACTTGGTGACGTTCTGGTGTTCTCTCGCGGCAATAGCGGCCACGTTGGCGAGTATGTGGGCGAGGACGATACCGCATACCATATGCTTGGCGGAAACCAGTCCGACCGTGTAATGTTCAAGCGCATTGCGAAAAACCGCCTTCTGGGTATTCGTCGCTGCCCTTGGCGGGTTAACCAGCCCGGAAACATCAGGGCTGTTACACTTGCGGCAAACGGTTCGCTTTCGCAAAACGAAGCATAGGAGACATTAACATGCAGATGACCGCTCACAAAGCACTCGCCGCCTTCATTACATCGCTTCTGGCCCTTGTCGGCCTTTTCGGCGTTTCTACTGGCTGGGTTACGCCCACCATGATCGACACCTTTTCAGTCATTGGCGGCGCTCTCTTGACCGCTGTTGTGACCTACATGGTGCCTAACCAGCCCAAGGTATGAATTGGCTTGAGATAGCCGCCATAGTCGTTCTCCTTATGGGGATCGGCGCTGGCGGCTATCTTGTCGCCCAGCGGCCTGCATTCTGGGCTGGGTTAGGTGCTGTTTTGATCAAAGCTGGCTGGCCCTATATCCTGACGTACATTTCCGCCAGAATGACGCCCGAACAGGAAAAAGAATTCCATGATTGCGTCAGGCGTGGCGGGGAATGGGACAACTTCAGAAAGAAGTGTCGGATCAAGTAACATAGACTTCGCAACAATATAAAGCTGTGGTAAAACAGCAATAAGAAGTTAATGAGGGCGTCCAATGGCTGGTTTGACTTACGCTACTTATAAAACAGCACTGGCTACGCTTTCGGTTGTCCCTGAAACTGACCCGAATTGGCTGGCTGTACTTCCTGACGCGATTGATTACGCCGAACTCCGCATCTACCGCGATCTTGATCTGCTTTCGACCGTCCAGACCCTGTCAACTTTTGCAACGACCGCCAATGCCTCGCGGGTCCAGTTAACGGCGGGAACTTTTGTCACGCTCCAGAATGTTAACGTCATCTCCCCGGCTGGAACCACTGTTCCGGACAGCGGAACACGAAACCCAGTCCTTCCCGTTTCCAAGGAATACATCCAGTATTCGTGGCCCAGTTCCACCAATGCTGGCATCCCGCAATACTTCGCGATGATTGATGAGCGCACGTTCTCCTTGGGTCCGTGGCCTAATGCGGCCTACACTTTGGAGATCGTCGGAACCTATCGTCCACCCACTCTGGCCGTGGGTAATACAACTACGTTCATTTCCCAGTATCTGCCAGACTTGTTCCTGATGGCTTCCATGATTTTTGTAAGCGGATACCAGCGCAACTTTGGGCGGCAGAGTGACGATCCCGCCATGTCTCAGTCTTATGAGAGCCAGTATCAGGCCCTTCTGCGCGGCGCGACCGTTGAGGAGTATAGGAAAAAATTCGCGGCCAGTGGTTGGACTTCTATTTCCCCGTCTCCTGTCGCCACTCCGGGCCGGGGGTAATTCATGCCCCACCAGACCGTCAAGCTCATTCCGGGCGTTGATACAAACAAGACGCCCACCCTCAATGAGGCGGCAATCTCCTACACCGACCTTGTCCGCTTTATGCCTGACAGGAGCGGGTATGGTCTTGTCCAGAAACTTGGCGGCTGGACGCGGTACATTGCCGGTAGCTTTTCGGCCCCCATCCGCGCACTTCTTGGCTGGAGCGATCTTGAATACACTAAGTATCTAGCTATTGGCGGCGATGGAACCGTAGGCGCTCAGGTTTACAATGCGAGCGATAACTCTCTTACTGATGTGACGCCAAACATTCTCACTCAGGATATCACGGTCGGCGCTACCTACGGCATCACGACAGCATCCGCATCTAGCTCTGTTACTCTCTACATGCCGCTAATACCAAGCGCGGCTTCTTACATTTACTTCCCGACCATTGTGAATGTTGGAAACGTCAACCTTGTCGGCCCTTACGACATCGTGACGGTTGGCGCTGGATTCCTGACGTTCGTTGTCCCAAGCATACAGACATACATCGCAAAGATCAGCGCCATAACCGCTGGTGCCAATAGAACCGTAACTATCCTATTTCAGTCCGCGATTTATTTTTATGTTGGTCAGGTTGTCTATGTCGGCGGTGTAAATGACGCCACCTTCAATGGCTCCTTCACGATCACTTCTGTCACTGCAAATTCCATAACATACACACAGACCGGCGTGGCAACTGCCGCCACATCATATGGCGGATCGGTCGTTCCAGTGGTGACGCTTGGCGGACTGCCGCCTAAGTTTAGTACGACTGCAGCAAGCAATAATGTAACCGTCGATCTTGTCGGTCATGGTTTTCTTGTTGGTGATACATTCAACGTGCCTGTTTCTACAGTCGTTGGCGGCGCTACAATCAGCGGACTGTACACTGTCGCAAAAGTAAACACCGCAGATCAATTTGAAATTGTTTTGTCTCTTCCCGCAACGTCTACAACTAACGGTTATGAAAACGCCGGAAAGTTGAGAGTTGAAAGCTTTGTCAGCATTGTCGGCGCGGATCAGGGCGACAACTATGTTTACGGCGGAGGCATTTACAATGAAGGTTTGTATGGT